AATTCAAATTTTATGAGTTTTTAAGAGATACCCTCCCAACAACTGATTTAGATACTTTATTTGATACCGTAAAAATTGGAGATCCTACCGATCTAGCAAATCCTGCACAAAAACTTTTTAATCAGTTTAAAAAAATAGAGGATGTTAGAAAAGAAGTTAGCCCTTTAATAAGACCTTTTTTAAAACGTATTTTCCCTGTTGAGTCTACAAGTAAAAAAGGAAAAAATATAGCTTCTGTTCAAATAGCTCATACTTTTGAAAAAAGAAATATGAAAGTTCCTCAAAGAGAAGGAGTAGAAAAAAAAATAGGGTATGATCCTGAAAAATTTATAGGACAGGGTGTTAATCCTGATTTTTTATATTTAGATATATCTCCTTACAATCAAGGTGTTCAAGGCACTTTAGAAAAACAAGCTAATCTTGCAGGTAAACAAGGAGACTTTGATAAATTATCTGCTATACAAGAGATAATGGAAACATCTGGTATTGAAGGTCAACAAGCGGGCGTAACAATAGGTAAAAAAAGAAATCTTTCTACAAAACTAAGATCTCTAATACGTGCTGCTGGGGGTGAAGATAATATTCCTGAAATAGAAGATTTAAGAAAAGCTATATTAATTTTAGAAGGAAAAGGTTTTGCAAAAGGTGGAATAGTAAACGCGGGCGACGTTCGGTATGCCGGGATCGGTGGTTTCTTTGCCAAGATGTTTGGAGATACTCCCCCTTATCTAAAAGAAGAAATACCAAAGACTGATATTTTTACACCCACACAGAAACAACAAGCAAAGCTCACGGCTCTCGGACCAGAAGCAACATCTATTCATCCTGGACAAGTTTTTTATTCTAATATTGAGTTGTCGTTATCGAAGCCAAATTCCCCTGTTAAGTTTGATACAGAAAAAGAATTTTATGATTATATTAATGCGGCGGGTATAGGAAGAGACGAGGTTGGTGATGCACGTATTGGAGGTTATATTTCCGCAAAAGCAAAATCAGGAGAACCTATACTTTCCGAAGATATTATAAAAATTACAAGTGAATCACCGCTTAATCAATTAACCACAGATGGTTTTGGATTTAGATCCGATAAAATTAATATTGCTCCTAGTGATATTACAAAATCATACGCAGATGAGACTGTGGTTAAAAAAGGAGAACCTTGGCATAGAAAGGCTAAATATTCAGGAACAGGCTTAATGCCGGGATTCCTTCCTGGTACCTATAGGGAAAGAGTTTTACGAATTGATACAGATAAGTTTAGAGGAGATCCAGGAACATTACCAAGTGGTGCGTCTGGTCATACTTTTGGAAATAACTACACGATTGCGTGGGGAAGAGCCACGGACCGTCCTGCTATTATTAATGAAGGTGAGATGGTAGATAAAGCAACGGGAGAAATTATTAATCCTTTAGCTATAACTGATACAAAAAAATTACAGGAAATAGAATCTAAAATACAAAGTTTGGTCGATGATCCGTTAACCAAGGTCGATCCAGATGATTACGCTACTATTGCACAAGCGGTAGAAGCTTTGGTAGAAAAGTCTGGTGGCAGACTACCTTATGATAGAGCAAAGAAAGCCGTTGATGCTCAAATAATTCAAAAACAAAAACAACTAAAAAAATTACAATCACAATTTGTGGAAGAAGAAAAAAGACTGCAATCTATTGTTAATATGAAACCGCAAAATGTTACCATGACATTTATTGATGAGATTCAATCAGATATTGCTCAGGCGGCAACAAGAAAATCAAAAGAACTAGCTGCTAAACTTGATGTTATGGCTGAACAAGGAATTAGTTTCGAAGCGATGGAAGAAGGTATTAACAGAGATTTATTACAATTCTTTGCAGAAAATAAAAGCGTTGCACGTCCTGTGGGGGCTACTAAACTAGAGTTGATGCCTCAGTATAATGAACTGATGGCTTTCCAAAAAGAATTTAGTGAGATGGCAAAGAAACCGCCATATGCTTTAGGACCACAAGATTTTGCGATGTATGAGAATTTTAAGAAAAGACAGACAGAAATTATTGATTCAATGGCGGATGAAATCAATGATCAATTGATGAAAGCACTTTATCCTGATGTGCCACTAAAAGACAGAGGGGCGTGGAGTGATGCTGTTCTCAAAGAACAGCTTTATGAAGCAGCTTATCGCTTGTTTGTAGAAAAAGATCCAAAAGCACCAACTGTTTTAGGTGTTGCAACAGGGGATATTGTAGCAGGAAAAGCCTATAATCAATCAGGAAGCACAGCAACTGATATAGCGGAAAGACAATTGGATAAAGAAAATCGTATGAATAGATATAAAGATGCTTTGCGTGACGATATTAATACAACACAGAGTATAGGGCAAAGCAATCTTCCTGGTGTAGGAACTCATGAATTTTATGGGGGTCCTAAATCAAGAGCTTGGGATGAAGAAACTGGTAAAGTAGGTGGACACTATACATCTGATATTGAGAGAAGCATGAGAAAATATGCCGATGATAATAATTCTAAATTAATTATTGCTAATGTAGCAGTAAGTGATGCTAGAGGTGGAACGGTATATAACATTATTGACCAGACCACAGGAGATATTATGGGATCAGGGGATACCTACCGACAAGCAGAGAATATAGCAAATCAGTTAGTAGATGAAACAGGCGGAAGATTTAAGATTAAAAAATCACAAGAGAAAAACTTTGACACTGAGCCAGTTTTCGCTATTCCTCTGACTAAGGAAATGTTACAACTAAATAAGATTTATAAATAAGGAAAGAAATGGCTATCGAAAAAGATTCTTTATACAGACAACAAGAAAAAATTGCTGAATCTTCAGCAGAAAATATGGGTTTAGTGGATATTGACGTAGCAGACGACACAATGAGTGATGTTACTATGTTAGAGGATGGATCTGCGGTTATAGGCGAACAAAATCTAGAAGAACAGATTTCTTTTGATTCTAACCTTGCAGAATTTATGGAAGACAGTGACTTAGGTGTTGTCTCTAATGATGTAATGGAAGGTTTTGAAGAGGATAAAGCTTCAAGAAAAGAGTGGGAAGAAACATACAAAAAAGGATTAGGTTTACTTGGATTTCAATATAAAGAGAGATCAGAACCATTTATGGGTGCTAGTAATGTTAGTCATCCTGTATTAGCTGAAGCCGTAACCCAATTTCAAGCACAAGCTTATAGAGAATTACTACCAGCAGGTGGTCCTGTAAGAACACAAATTTTAAGAAAAGAAGATGTTTTAAAACAACAACAAGCTGAACGTGTATCAGAGTTTATGAATTACCAATTGATGCATGTAATGGAAGAGTATGATCCTGAGCTGGATCAAATGTTATTTCATTTACCTTTAGCAGGTTCTTCTTTTAAAAAAGTTTATTTTGATACTACAATAGGAAGAGCTGTTTCTAAGTTTGTTCCTGCAGATGATTTATTAGTTCCGTACACAGCTACAGATTTACAATCGGCTGAAAGAGTTACACATGTTTTAAAAAGAAGCAAAAATGAAATTAGAAAATTACAAGTACAGGGTTTTTATAGAGATATAAATATTGAGCCATTTACCGAAGAAGATTCTGTCTTAACAAAAGAGAGAGAAATACAAGGGGTTAAAAAAGTTGGATATAATACAGATGAGTTTACTTTATTAGAAATTCACGCTGATCTAGACTTACCAGGGTTTGAAAGTGAAGATGGAATTAAACAACCTTATATCATAACAATTGATGAAGGATCTGGAAAAGTTTTATCTATTTATAGAAACTATAAAGAAAATGATCCTTTAATGAAAAAAGAACAATACTTTGTTCACTTTAAATTTTTACCAGGATTAGGATTTTATGGATTTGGTTTAATACATATGCTCGGTGGCTTGACACGAACAGCAACTGCTGCTCTTCGTCAACTTATTGATGCAGGTACTTTATCAAATTTACCAGCAGGATTTAAAGCAAGAGGGCTTAGAGTAAAAGATGATGATACACCTTTACAGCCGGGTGAGTTTAGAGATGTTGATGCACCAGGTGGAAATCTAAGAGAGGGGTTAATTCCTCTACCTTATAAAGAACCAAGTGCAACGTTATTCCAATTATTAGGATTTGCTGTTGCTGCGGCAACTAAGTTTGCAACAGTAGCTGATCAGCCAACAGGTGAAACTATGGGTGGTAATAATCCTGTAGGAACCACAATGGCCTTAATGGAACGTGGTACAAAAGTCATGAGTGCTATTCACAAAAGAATGCACTATGCACAAAAAATAGAATTTAATTTATTAGCTAAAATATTTGCTGAGTCATTACCTCCAATGTATCCCTACGAGGTAGAAGGTAATCAACCACAAATTAAGCAACAAGACTTTGATGGTAGAATAGATATTCTTCCTGTAAGTGATCCTAATATTTTTTCTGTATCACAGAGAATTACTTTAGCTCAATCACAATTACAGTTAGCACAAAGCAATCCTAAAGCACACAACTTGTACGAAGCATACAGACGTATGTACATGTCACTTGGTGTAACAGATATTGCGGCAATTCTTCCACCTCCTCCTCAACCAGCACCAACTGATCCGGGGACCGAGAACGCACAATCGTTAAAGCAGCAACAATTAAAAGCTTTTCCGCAACAAAATCATGAAGCTCATATTAATGCACACCGTGCTTTTATGTCTTCCTATTTAGTAAAGAACAATCCTATTGTAATGGCAATATTACAATCACATATTTCTGATCACGTAGCTTTACAAGCAAGAGAAGTTGTATCAGCAGAGTTTGCAGAACCAATGCAACAATTACAACAAGCAATTCAAATGGTACAGTCAGAAGAAGAACAACAAATGATACAACAGCAAATACAACAAATGCAGTTGGAAATAGAATCAGCTATTGCGGTTAAGATTAATGAAATGACTACTCAGATGATTACAGAAGAACAAGAGATGTTTGCTCAAGAGGACAGTGATCCGTTGATTAGGCTTAAAGAACAAGAACTGCAGCTTAAGGCTATGGATTTACAGAGAAAAGATGAGGAAACTGATTTAAGACTTGCGGTAGAACGTGAGAGAATTGCTTCACAAGATAAAATAGCGCAGGATAGAATGGATTCTCAAGAAGATATTGCACAATTACGAGCAAATGTTAATCTATCTAAAGCAAAAAAGGTTAAAGATGGTTAATCAAAGAACACCGGCGGAAACAAGATTATCGGAATTTTTTACAATCCTTCTAGAATTGCAAAATACTTCTTCCAAATCCGCTGAAGATAGTATACTTTTAGCAGGTGCTATGATGGGCGTAGCTCAGATGATTATGTATGATCATTTAGTTCCTGTGGAAGCAGATAACTTAATGCATCATAATACGCATGATTATTTAACTTTGATTAAACCAACGATACATTGATATGGGCGTAAATACACAAAGAAAAAAAGGCGAAAAAACTCCTAAAGGCGCCGCAGGGAATACTGAAACTGTAAGTAAACAGATCGATGACTTAATTGAAGGCTTAGATTCACAAGCTAGCCCAATTCCTGAGGGAAAATTGAAGAGGAGTATAGACAAAGCATTAAAAGCTTATAAAGGTAAAGAAAAACCAAAACTTCAGCCTACAGTAAAATTAATTGAAAGAAAAGTTCCTAAAGGTGAAACACCTAACATGCTTGATGTAGCAGGTGGTGCTACAACTGTTCACGCTGCAAAAGGTGGTTTAATTAAAAAGAAAAAATCAAAAAAATCCGGCAGAGCTGCAAAACGTGGATACGGAATAGCAAAGAGAGGATAAATGGCAACAACAGAACAACAAGAACGAATATATGAACTAGCTAAGGAAATGAAGGGTGGAAACTCTAGAATTAAATTAGATGATATTAAAAGAGCAGCTAACAAATTAAGAAAACATAAAAATCCTCATTCAGATGACTTATGGAAAAATCTTTCTGACAAAGAAAGATTGGCAGCAAGAACAGCATCTCTAGACACAGTTATTCCCAAACCTCCAACAAAAGTTAATCCAGTTGATAGAGCTAAAGGCGGTTTAATTAAAAAGAAAAAATCAAAAAAATCAAGTAGACTCGCTAAACGGGGCTACGGAATAGCAAAGAGAGGATAATATGTCACTAAATAACCCTAAACCAAAATGGATAAACGGTAAAAAATACCCAAATGCTAAGATGACTGTTTCAACAGACATGAATCCTTATGCAGGAGAGTTTAAAAATAAATCAGCTATTGCTGATGTTTATTCTGCGTCAATGGAAGGACCTAAAGTAAATGATAATTTAGGATCTGGTCCGAAAGGACAAAGAAGTAAGGTGCAGATAAAAAAAGTAGCATTCAAAGGTTTAAAATAGTATAATTCCATTTTAATAAAGGAGGTTTTATGAACCTAGTTAAAGATCTATGGGCACATTTAAAAGAATGGTCCGACTGGAAAATGAAGGACTGGATTAAGGCCGGTATAGTAGCTATTATTGTACTTATCATTCTTAGTCAAATTGGAGGAGGAGCCTAGACGATGGTCTGGCAACTCTTAGCAAAGCCCTTACTCGGCGTTGCCGCGGATACGGTTCGTGGCTTCGTCGAGACCAAAAAAGCAAAAGCTGAACTCAAAGTTACAGAAGTTAAAGCAGCTACTAAACTTAAACAAGATCAAATAGCTGGT